CCAGTTTCACTGCTTGCTCCAGTTGCGGCTCCCGAACCAGAATCCAATTATGCCGCCGAGCATCGCCATCTCGTCGGAGCTGAAGATTATTTCGCTGAACCGAATCAGGTCGTCCACGCTTTGCACGAGGCCGGGGTGCGTGAACAAATAATACGCCAACCACGCGTTGATGGCGAGCAGCTCCAGCACGAACAAGTACGTGACGGTCGGGCGAACGGTGCCGACGTAGTTCGCTACCCAGCGGCTGGCGCGATCTAACACCTTCTCGTCGTGCTTCAGCGCCGCCTCGGTCATTGCGGCTTCGGTCTGCATGGCCACTTGCTCGGTGCGGATTTCCTCGACGCGGGCTTGTGCGGCGAACCCCGCTGCCGCCAGCTGGAGTTCGCGCTCGGTTTGCATACGGGCCAGCGCCAGTTCGTGCTTCTGGTCGGCCTTGTTCTGGAAGAATTCCAGGAGCTTGGGGAGGCCGCTGATCAGCAAGCCGCCGAGGGTGGAGAAGAGAGAAAGCATTATCAGTTCCTTGCGTACATAACCAGATAGGCACCAAAGCCCACCAAGGCGAAAATCAGCGTCACGCCGCCGACAACTATAAGAATTTCAACAAGCTCTTCCCGCTCTTGCTTTGCCCTGAGCGCACGATCACGAGCCAGCTGGACGTCGAGCTTGTCTTGCTTGTCCATCTCGGCCACGCGCACCATGATCGCGTTCCACACGTCTATGTTGTTGGGGAAGAACAGGCCTTTCACCTGCTCCTCGAAGTCGCGCTGCGCCTTCAAGTCCAGCTCGATTTGCACCGCCTTGCCCATGTTGGAGCCGCCAGCGCTTTTTGCTTGCGTCAGGGCCTTGGTGACTTCGTGCTTTTGTTCGAAGTATCTCCCGAGCAACGGCCCGAGGCTGCGCACATCGTCGATGGTGGAGGAGGCCTCCTTGATCATCGAGACGGTCTTTTGCACGGCGGCCATGCCTGCCAGCGCCAATGTGATCGGGTCCATTACGTCAACACCTCAACAAAAACTTTGGCGCACCAAACGATCAGCCCGACGAGCAGCGCCGCCGCAATGAAGCTGACGGCCCAGTCTTTCATTTTCCCGCGCCCCACAACGCGGCAAAGATCACGCCGCCCATCGACAAAATCATGATGCCCGCCGTTTGCATCATTATTTGCTCCAGGCGCTTCAACCGAGCGTTGATTTGTTCATAGCGCAGTGCGCACACAGCCTCGTGCGAGTTCAGCCGTGCTGTTGTTTCGTCGATCTGTTCGCTCATGGTTTACTCCGGCTGTGTTGGCCATGTGATTGTCCAAGGGAACCCTGACTGCTGTGTGACATCACGCAGTGCTTGGCAGTAGTCTTTCCACTCTTGCGAGGGGTTCATGTCCGAGCGGAATCGCCAATCAGACTTGGCAAGCAAACTGTTGCGGACGTCGCGCACCTCCTGCTTCTTGTCGTTCTCCTTCTTTGCGTTGAAGGCGACAAGCTCCTCGACTGTGTACTTGTCAGACTGCACCCATGTCTGAGTCCACACACCATCAACCAAGGCTGGAGCGCCTTCAGTAATAACCTTCATCTCATCTTCAGAAGGTTGGCTTGATGGTTGAACACGTAGATAACCCTCTGGCAACGCCGCAACAAAGTTTGTTGGGAATGAGGTCTGAGGAAAGCGCATTTTGATCGCGCCATCTGTCAGCGGATATTCCGCCACTTGGTTGTTTTCGATTTTTGCAAACATGATTTACTCCTGATTATTTGCCTGCCATGTAGGGGAATGTCCTAGTATTACCGGGCCAAATTACCCGGATTGCGCCTTGAGCGCCAGCAATGCCAGTTCCAGCGGAAGCATCAATTCCGCCTGCACCGCCACCATAAAGACCGCCCTGCCCAGTATTTGGAGTACTGGTCGAGCCACCTGATCCGCTTATGCCGTTATCAGCAGAGGCTTTTCCGCCTGTTCCAGAAACGCCGGGATAAAGCCCGACACCGCCCCCACCGCCAGCTGTAGATGTTGATCGTGATCCACCGCCACCAGCACCTCCAGCACCGTTACCAGCAATGTTTGTAGATGGCCCCGAACCATTTCCTCCGTTACCAGAATATCCACCTGCGCCACCGCCGCCGCCAGCATAAGTAGCATCATAATTTCCAGAAAAACCACCATCTCCGCCACCAACAGAACCGCCAATAGTTGTGCCCCTGCCGCCAATGTCATTAATAAAACCGCCACCTGCCCAAACACTAGCAGTTGCCCTTGTAGTTCCGTTAAACCATGTATCTGCACCATTAGAGTCGCTCAACCCTCCTGCGGCCACACTCAAATTTACCACTGCGCCGGGAGTTACAGCTAAATTGTTGTAATAACGCAAACCGCCGCCACCTCCTGAAGATGCGTCGGTATCGTTTCGTGAAGAACCAGCGCCGCTGCCAATACAAACAACAGAAACAGAAGTTACGCCAGCAGGAACAGTCCAAGTGCCAGCGCCAGTTGTTGTAAAGATTTGCTGATTTGTATTTTCTGCTGCATTTGATGGAAATTTATCTGGGCCAATTATGATGCGAACGCAGCCGCATACTCCTGAATAGCCAGTAGATGTGCTTCCGCCAGTCGTGTCTCCATATCCCCCAGCGCCCCCAGCACCAAATAAACCCGAGTTAGCAGCACTATTTGTTGCATTCCCGTTAGTTCCTGCGGTTCCTCCGCTCCCTGCACCTCCTCCACTAGCACTTGTTGTATTGTTGACCGCAATGGCTCCTCCCGCCCCGCTTACCCCAATACCAAATGGATAAACACCTCCACCACTACCTCCTGACTGATATAGGCTTGATACGCTATTCACATTGACACCAGAGCCGCCGCCGCCGCCTCCACCGCCAGAGCCGCTTGAACCATTGCTGTTCGATCCTCCGGCTCCCCCATCGCCAGAATAGCCACCAGCACCACCGCCTCCGCCACCACCATCAGCAGTTCCCGGAGTGCCTCCAGCGCCACCGTTTCCGCCTAAATACGCCCCCTTGCTTCCACCAGAGCCACCAGCCGTTCGAATACCACCAAAGCCCCCTTGCGCCAATAAAAGTTCAGTAGCGCCCCGCTTGATATAGGAATCTCCTCCATTAACACTAACAGTAGCGATGTTATTAACTCGGAGAGCACCTCGGCCAACCCCTATGGTTAAGGTTTCGCCGGGAGTGACAGAAATTGTTCCATAAACAAGAGCGCCCCCTCCACCACCGCCACCACCGCCATCCGCTGCGCTACTTCCTTGTGCGCCACCGCCGCCGCCACCAATACAAACTGCGCTGATTTGAGTTACGTTAGAAGGAACAACCCATGACATTTCATCTGATGTTTTGGTTGCGGCAGCATAAGAATCTTCAGCCCAGTTGTAGCCCGGAGCATAAAGGGCAGGCAAACCATCCAAACCTGACGTTTCACCAGAAGTGCTTGAGCTAAACATCGGAACTCCTTAAACGGTGTAGTTCTGACCAGCAACACTACCAAGCCAGTTGGAACCGTCAATGGCCGTGAAAACAAACTTGTCAGCCTTGGATGCCGTAGCTGTCAGCGTGGGTGCAGTTGCACCGGGCCAATCAACAGAGGCGGGCCATGTCACTGTGCGTGCGCCTGTGCCGTCTTGCTTTTGCACCAAGATAAAACTCTTGCCAGCTACAGGGGTGGGGAATGTGTAGACGCAATTGCCTGTCAGTGTCAGGATCTGAACAGTGCCGTTGGCAAGATCAATTGTGTATGCCGTGCTGGTGTTGGCAACAACAGTTTCTTCGGTATATCCATTTGTAAATGTGCCAGCTTCGACGGTTTTGTTCGTCAAAGTTTGAGTCCCAGACTGAGTTACATCACCAGTGCCAGCAGCTTGCGCCCAGTTGGTGCTGTCTGCGCTTGGGTCTGTCGTACCGCCGCCTGTGGACTTGCGACGATATGACAGATAGGTGATTGGCGACCAAACCACCACGCCCTCGGTGTATGTCGTGCCACTGATCCACTTGGTCACATTTGCTGCTGCTGTCGCTGCCGCTGCTGCTGCCTCGGCTGCTGTCGCATCGGCTGCCGCTGCAACAGCGTCTGCGTTCACATCCACGGCCAGGGCATTCGCCTCAGTCGCAAAGTCAGGCAATGCGCCCAAGAATGCGTCTGCGCGTGTGGCAAAGTTGGCCGGATCGTCCCGACTGGGGGGAGTTGGCAGTGGAGTAATAGCCATGTCTTTTTCCTTTTAAATCAAGCCCTCGACCTCAAGCCTGCATGAGCTTCTGGTCGGGTAAGCAATGTCGATGCTGAAATCTCGGTAAAAACCGTAAACCACCAGTGGGGCATAGTCTGTTTCTTCAGATCCAATGAACACCGATGGCACTGCACGGATGTCGGCCAGGACGCGCTGTACCGAGTTGATCTGCGTATTGTCCACCAAAAAATTGCCCGACATGCGCTTGCTGAATGCCCTGCGAGTGAATGTCGTGCGGCCTGTGTCTGGGTCGGTGTCCTTGCGGCTGTAATCGATGATTCCAACAGTTGCGCCTTGCTCTGTGCCATACGGCCCCAAAACGTAAACCGTGCCCCAAACAAACTCGCCAACAGCCACTGGTGCGCCGCTGGCCGCTGTGAGCGTCATGGTGATGCGGCCATTGAAGTATGGCGGCAGATCGGTCAGCACAACCTCGCCCAGTTGCACCGATGGCTCGAAAAAATACATGTACCAATCAGTGATGATCGTGCCATCCAGATCCACCGTGCGCGTGTAGACCGGGGGGCTTGCTCCGTTGTCGGTCACCGTCACGGTCAAGGATGCCCCGACCAACCCGATGAAAGCCACAGCGTTCGCCAAAGGTGCTCGAATGGTGGTCACGATGGATGTGGTGGATTCGCTGGCCGTGCTTACCTGCTCATCGAACATGGCACACTTGTTGCAGACATCGCCGCGCAGCCACTTTGTGTCGTCTGTGCCGGGCTCGGCTGTGTTGGTGCTGATCAGGCTTGTCCAGTGGTATTTGACCGTTATTCCTTGAACCGTAAAAGGATGCAGCACCACAGCGTCTTTTGCATACGATGTGCCAGACACCCAGTCCGGGGTGGTCTCTGGCGCTGTGGTCGAAACCACGGTGGTGGCCGGATCAAAGGCTTGCGGCTTAATTACCTTCATGCTGTCACCGTGTCCAGAGGTTGGTCTGCGTCAGTCTTCACGGTCAGGCCGCGAACATCCCAATTATCCTGCAATCGGGCGATCTTCGCCGTGTTCACAGCGGTGCTTCTTGTCTCGCTGCGCATCATGACCACCTCGTCGCGCAGCGCCCGAATCTCAGCGGCCACTTCGTTGCCGCCAAAAATGTTGCTGGTGGCTGGCGCTGTGTAGATCTGGCTGGTGCGCGGATCAAACAATTCTGGACCATGCTCACCGACCAGGGCGGGGCCAGTCATGTAGCCGCCAGAGGCAAAACCGCCGCCAGTATCGTATGAAGCACTGGAAAGAGCCGCAGCAGCAGCAGCAGATTCCGCTGCTGCAATTGCTGCTGCTGCCGAGGCATTTGCCATCGAGATGGCATTGGCGGCAGCAGCGTTGGCCTCGGCCTGCACAGTTGCCATTTCGGTGGCCAAGCGATCCAATCGGCTGGCCATGATGCCAGTCAGGTTGTTGATCGACACATCCACCTGCCCCATCGTCAGCAGCATGTCATTGAAAACGGCCTGAGCTTGTTCTTCGGCTGTTTGCAGTCTTTCCTGATATTCAGCGTCAGTCTCAAACATTTTTTGCAGAATCTCGACTTGCGGGGCGGCCTCAATCAATTCAATCAGAGACGCTTGCTGCTCTTCCATCACAGTCGACAAGCCAGCGAAAGAAGCCTGCATATCCAGCAATGCCACAAACTGCTGCTGCCCAATGTCAGTGCTGACGTCGATGCTTTCCAGCAAGGTGCGGAAGTCTTGCCGCGTTTCGAGCGCGGCGATTTGCGCAGCGCTGAACCCTGCGGTCTCCAACGCTTGCACCACGCCTCGGGCCGTGATCCCGGCTTGCTCCTCTTTGGAGTAGAAGTTGGCAACAAAGCCTTGCGTCTTTTGAACCAGCGCGTCGAGGCCGCCAGCCAGCTCGATGATGCCTTGCCGCGCAGTGACCGACGCCGTGGCGAATGTGCTGAACGCGCCGCCGAACTCGTTCAAGTAGATGCTGACGTCTTGGATCGCAATTAAGCGCTGGAGCGTTTGTGTGAACGTCTCGCCAGCAACTTTCAATGGCTCTAAAGCCGATGCATATTGCGAGGCCAATCCCTCTTGGAACTCGGCCAAGGTGTCAGCGATTTTTTGATTTATCTCCGCCTCAGTCAATCCCTGGAAGCTGAGCTTGATTTCTTGCGTAAAGCTGTCGATGGCTTCGGCTGGCAAACCCAATGCCGCCGCATAGTTGCGCGTCTGTTTTGTGATGAGTTGAATCGAATCGTCGAACAACACCTCGACCTCGCTGGCCAATGCGCTGGTGATGGTTTTGTTGCTGCGGAAGAAGCCACCTTTGAGGAACTGATAGCTTTGCCCCTCGATGCCCTCGGCTGTCGTCAACGTGCCCTGGATGCCCATGTCGGTCTGCTTGCGGCCAAACAACCTGTTCACGCCGCCTGCAATTGCGCCGCCGATGGCCGCGCCAATTGGGCCACCCAAGACCATGCCGATGGCTGTGCCAGCGTTGACCATGCCGTTGCCAGATCCGCTAACAGCATAACCGTTGCTGATGGCTCGGCCAGCATAAACGCCGACCCCGGCACCAGCGGCATATGCGCCAACCGTCCCTGCGGCCATTCCTGCGCCAGAGGCGTAATTGCCGCTGGCAAACATCGACTGCGCCGCCGTCATGCTTGCGCCGCCGCCCGTGCCGAAGATCGTATTCATGAAGCCCGTGCCCATGGTGCTGCCGAAGGCCTGCATCGAAAGCGACAACCCCTGCATCATGCCGCTCGTGCCGACGCCGCCCGCACTGGCCGAGCCGGGGAGGGCCATGCCCATGGCGCTCAACAGCACGTTGGCCGCGCCTTGTGCGATGGGCTGAATGATCGGACGCAACACCAACGTGTTAAACATATTGACGAGGGTGTCGGCCAAATTCTTGCCAAAGTCCTTGCCCGACTCAAAGCCGCGCATCAGGGCATCTGTCAGGTTTGTCTCGATAGACTCCGAAGTTTTCTTCCACTCGTCTGCGGAAGCCTTGGCCTCTTTGAGCACCGTGCCCTCTTCAAGGAGGTCTGCCCTTTCGCGCAACAAGCGCGCTTGCTTGGCCAACTCTTCGTTGCCCTCAAAAGTGGCTGCTGAAAACTCCAAGTCTGTGGCCGTTGCACGCAGCACAGCAACCTCGCGCGCACGCACAGCCGTTTCGCCCAAGCGCAACACGTCATTTTGCTCGCGCAGCTTCGAGTTGCCTTCGAACAGCGACGCGGTTTCTTTTTGCTGAGTGGCAACAAGCTGTTCGCTCAACTTGATGGCCTTCAGCTGAGTTTCGGCCAAGTCCTTGTCGACCGCGATTTTGTTCTCGGTCTCCAGCATCAATTTCAAAGTCGCGGCCAAATTCTGTTTTTGCGCGTCCGTCAACTTCAGCGTGCCGTTTTGCAAATCCTGCATCGTCTTTAGGGCCAGCTTCTGCCCCTCAGTCAGCTTGCCAGTGCCGGAGGCCTCGGCAACCATGACCTCGGTTTTGTCTTCGATGCTGTGGATCAATTTTTGGTAAGCGGCTTCGAGCTTGGCGGACTCGACGGCCATCTTCTTGGTCTCTTCATTGACCACAGGAGCTTGTTTCTTGAAGGCCGCAGCGGTCGCAGTCATCGTGCTGACGGCGGTGCTGCCGTTGGCATTCCAGGCCTTGTCGATCGCGTCGAGGGAGCCTGTCCAGTTTTTCTTGAGGTCGGCGGCGTAGTCGTTGCCAGCCTTGATCGCCCCGGAAAAATCTCCCTTCATGACGGCGATCGCTTGCTTGCCGAAGGTGTAAATGGTGTCGCCCACGGCCTCAAACACCCCCACCAGCGCAATGCCGACGACGTACAGCGCTTTCAATCCCGTGGCCAGCGCGTCACCAATTTTCTTCAGGCGGTCGCCCTCAGTCATTGCAGAGAAAAACTGATCTGCCAAGCCTTCCAGCGTCGGCAACAGCTGCGCCGCCACCTGCATGCTGATGCCCTTAAACCCCTGCCCCATAAGGTCGAGGGTGTCGTTGAATTTTTCGGCACGCTTGGCGGTGTCCTCGTCCAGCGTGAGGCCGAGCTTCTTGGCCATTGCATCGAACTCGTCCAGCGCTTCCGAGCCGCCATTCAGCAGCGGGATCAGGTCTGCCCCGGCCTTGCCGAACAGCTGAACTGCCAACGCGGTTTTGCCCGCGCCGTCTTCGTAGTCCTTGAATTTGTCGGCCACCTCGCCGAGGATTTGCCGGGTGCCTTTCAACGTGCCGTCTGCATTTTTGGTGCTGATGTTCATCGCAACAAAAGCGTCGTTGCCGCCAGCAATCGCCACGGACAACTTGCTCATGCTCGACTGAAGCGCTCCGGCGTCGATGCCCGACTGCCGGAAGGCCAACTGCAATCCCGCAATCTGCGGCACAGCTACGCCGATCTTTTGCGCCAATTTGCTGGTTTCGTCCGCCGCATCAATCGCGCCGCGAATCCAAGATGCAAAAGCCCCCGCACCCACCGTAACGCCCAAAGCGCCCAACGCCACCCCGGCTGCACCAGCGGCTTTGCTGATCTTGGCCATGGTGTTTTCAACACTGCTGCGCGCCTTGTCCATGTCTTGCTGGAGACGAACAATGTTCGCCGCCATCTCGATCGTCAAAGTGCCTACCGTGGTGCTCATTTGCGTTTTGCCTGCATGAATGCTTGAAAAGCGTTGGAAACCTTCTTACTCACGACCTCTCGGTCGAAGTTGTTCACCGGATCACCGTAAGGGGGCGGACAATCAGGTTTTTCACTTTCGTGCAACTGGGCTAAGTATGCCCGAGACATCTCACGCAAAATGTGAAACTCCCAAGCTTGCAGCATTATGCCCGACCCCTGTTGCCAAGCCGCAATCTCTCGCGCACTCAACGGCGTCGCCCCCATGCCGTTGGACTCGACCATGCCCAGCTCTTGCCAGTAGGAAGCAACATAATTTGCATCCTCCAAAGGCGGCATCAGCGGGGTGCCGCCCCGAGCGATCACGTCTTGCGCTCGCGTCAACTCTTGCGCGGAGCCGTCGCGCTTGGCGACGGCTCCGGGAGCGTCGGGCTTTTTGGGCTTCGCGTTGAACCAAGCAAACTGCTTGGCGTAAAGGATCAGGTCTTCGCAGACCCCTGCGTAAAATTTGCCCAGTCACCGATGGCTTTGTTCACTTGCTCGGAGATGAAGCCGATGGTGGTGTCGAGGTACGCGGCCTTGAACATCTCGATGCCTGTGAGGTCTTTGTACGTGAAGTTGTTGAACGACACCGTGCAAGCCGCCAGGAACTCGGCGTCCAACTCGCGCTGTTCGCCGTCCTTCATCTTTTTGCCGCCGCGCTTCACGTATTCGAGAATTGCGCGGTTGCGCACGCCTTGCGCCTTGTTGAATTGCTTGGAGCCGGGGCCGTAAGCCGTAATGCTCAGGCGCTCGCCCTTGTCGTTAAGCAACTCGTCGCCCGTGGGCGTTTCGAGCTCAATGATGGTGGTGTCTTGAACTGCAAGTGCGGAAATATCAAACATTTTAAAAGTCCTTTCGCGGGGAGTGAAATTGCCCGTGCCCGAGCCAGCCGCACCCCGCGAAGGATGCGAACTGGCCCGAGTCGGTGCGCGTGTTGCCAACTAGGGCAGTGCTCGAATCAAGCCGCCAGAGACTCAACAATGCCCACGCCAGCGGCGTTGACAGTCAGCTCCAGCGACGAGGTGGCCGTGGTGATCGAGTCGACAGAGCCGACTGCGACCTTGAAGGACATCACCTTGGCTTGGAAAAAGTACTTGTCGCCATTTTGCGTGGTGACCATGAACGAGTAGCTGTTGTCGCTCAGGCTCGCGGCCTTCATGACAATCTGGCCAGCGTCGTCGGTGTCCAAGCCCAGCGACAAAGTCATTGTGCCTTCGTTGAAGGAGCCCTTGAACTTCTGAGTGCCGCGTGTGCCGACAGGGTTGTGCGTGACCAGAGCGAACTCGCGGCCAAACTCGCCCAAGTCGGTAATCTCGCCGACCAGTGCTGGCACGGGAGAGGCCGTGAACAGAGTGGTGTAGCCCGAAGAATCGAACGTGGCGGGAGCGGAGGAGGTGACTCGCAGAGTTGTCCCTGCGGAGGTGCGTACAGTCATGATTTTTTCCTTTCAATGACAAGAGGATGAGCCCACAGGGATGCAGGCAGGGGGATGCAAATTTGATTTCTCAAAATCGCAACTTCGTTTTTGACCGACTCATTCATAGTAGGTCAACAAATAATCTGCGGGCTGAGTCCACACGCCAGCTTCATTGTCTTTGTCCATCGGGCCCAGCAAGCTGAACCGACAGCTGACAACCAGCTTGCCCGCGACGGTAGAATTATGCTTGAAGTCCAACACAGAGCGCAACGCACTATGAATTGCCTTCACCTCTGGAATCGTGACAGCCAACGGGTTAAATTGGATGCGAGCCTGAGCCATTTGGGGGCCGTCGGCGTAGTCCAAATTTGGCCGAGGGTCGGCGTTGACGACTTGATAAACCAACGCTGGCATCGAAGTGTTTTGCGGCAACTGCGCCAATGCGCGGCGCGTGCCCACCAAGGCCGTGATGGAGGCGTGATTCAACAACGCAGCAACAATCAGCTCGGGATTCATTTCAACATCTCCTTGCCGATGCGCCCGCCAATGTACAGCTTCAGCGCTTCCATCACCTCGTCCGTGCCGCCATCGAACGCGTTGCGCATGAAGGCCACCGGGCGGATGCCGGGGTGCGTGACGTTGTTGTAGGCGAACTCTCCGAACGACAACGCTTTTTTGTTGCGTGTCGAGTTGCCGCCCTTGGTCACGCCGGGGATCTTGTATGGTGCGCCGACCGATTGGCCCGAGCCGTCGAAGAAGGACGCAGTGCCGAATTCAATCCAATGCGCGTAAAACACCTTGCCACCGCCAGCACTGATGGTGGCGGAGGTGACGCCTTTTCGGTTCTTGGTGCTGACCTTTATGCTTTTGCGCAGGTCGCCAGTTTTGCGAGGCACATTGTTGCGCGCTCGGTCGCGATAAATGTTCGAAGCCGCCCGCAAGCCGCCGCGCAAGATGTTGGCTTCCAGCTTTGCGGGAAGTTGATCCAGCATCTTTTGCAGCTCGGCTAGGCCTTCGACCTTTATCTCATTGGCCATCCAGCGAGCCCTCCGTGCAGTCGAAGATTATGTACTCATGGTCTTCTTCCACGTCGCGAGCGGCTGTGATGTTGAAGATCCGTCCGCCATAATTGATGCGGAAGGCGTCCACGGCCTTCGGCGGCATGAAGGCCGAGCGATACCGCACGGCGACTGTGTGCGTCAGCTGCGACTCCACGGCCATGGCGCGCATCTTTTCTCTGCCGCCGATCGGCTTCACGTTGGCCCAAACTGTGGCCACGTCGATCCATGTGTTCAACTCTTGGCCATAACCGTCCAATGTCGCCGAGCGGCGCTGAACGATGATGCGTTGGTTGAGGCGTCCGATGTCCATCACAACCCCATTGAAATGCGGTGCGGCGTCATCAAGCTGATCACCCCCATCGGCATCTCGTACTTCTCGGTCGCCGAGACCGCCTCGCGATGGTCATACAAGTGTCCAATGGTGAGCAGGAGCGCTTGCTTCAGAGATTTGGGCAAAGGGTAAGGGTCAGGGCTCAAGCCGTCCGTAAACCCCGCCGTAAATGTGACCACCACCGCGTTGGCGACTGCCGCCGTCACGGGCCAAGACTTTGTTGGCTGCAGAGCAACTTCGCCGGGACGCGCATAGTTGTCGAGGAAATAATCCGCCGACGAGACGGTCTGCGTCGCGTTGTTGGCGTCTTTGTAGGTGATGCTGGAGATGGCATTGATGGGCCACTTGCCGAGCACAATGGCCGCGTCAGGGAACTCGTCGAGCGCGAGCGTGTACGACTGGTACGCGATGGCGAGGCCGGTGTACGACTCTGCGGCTTCACGAGCGGCCACGATCAGCGCCTCCACCAGCGCATCGTCTGGGTGAGCCGGGGGCGAGCCCTCGGTGTCCAGGCGCAAGTGCAGTCGCGCCACATCGAGCGTGATCGGCTCGTCGGCGACGTTGTTGCTGGGGCGTGGTGGCTTATTCATCTGGACTCTCCGGCGCTAAGTATGCCGCAACATCCGACCCAATCCAAGAGCGCAAAATCTTGCCCGACTTGTCGGAGACGCCTTGAAAGCGCTTGTCGTGGCCGATGCCGATGCCTTTGCGACCGGGGAGGCCTTTGATCCCGACAACATTCTCGCCGCGAAAAGCCCCCTCGCTGCCGAACGCTTGCCACAGCATCACGTCAATGAACTGAATTCCAGGTCGGCAAACCCCTTTCAGCTGGTCAATCGCCCTGCCGCGCATGGCGGTGGAGCACAAGCTGGCGTGCTGGAAATTTTCCAACTGCCGTGCGCGGCGCTGGGCGACGTTGTAGTACCGGGCGTGCGACTCGCCCACCAACTCGTGCTTGTCGAGCGCCTTGTCGACCGTGACGAGCCACTCCGGCCCATACCAATCGTCGTCCTCGATGATCACGAGCCGAGCGTCTGCGCCGAGAACATCGAGGCCCGCTTTTATGTTGCGCGACTGCGTGTTTTGTCCAGGAGCCCAAAATGGCGTCGGGCGCAAAACGTCGACTTGCCAGCCGTCTCGGACGAAGGAGATCGGTTGCGCCACCTCTCCGTCGTCCACAACAATCCAGCGCACAGGCCCGGTATACGTTTGTCGAGCCATCCAGCGCTCGCACAACGCAAACGCCTCGGGCCTCCCGCCCGTCATCGTCAACAAAGTCAACATGCCAAATCCTCCAATTTCACGCGCTCGAAGCATCGCAGCGCCGTTTCCCGGCTCGCGTTCAGCACCGGAACGCCCTCTCGGGCCAAATCCTGGGCCAGCGCTGGGAATTTATCTTGCCAGAGGGCAAAGGGTTGCCGTTGCGTCAATTGTGGCCCGTGCTGGCCGAACCAATGGGCCTTGCCATCCTTGGACGGTGAACAATCGAGGCCGAGCAGGATAATCTGCTTGGCGCCCCAAAGGTAGGCGAGGTTGATGGCTTGGTAGCCGGAGTTGCCGCCTTGGTGAATCACGCCGTGCCGTCCGAGGCCGGGGTAATTTTCGCTTCCGATGCGGTGGAGGCCGTAGCGCTTTGCGGCGGCTTCGTCTTGGGTCCAGCGCTCGCCTTGGAAGTTTTGGGCGACTTCTTGGTGGTGGACGCGCCACCACTGGGCGTCGCAAGCGTAGAGAACGTCAGCGCTTCGTGCGAGTCGCCAGCTGTCGTTGATGGCGATGGTTGCCCACCCTCGGTCTCGGACAAAATCGCAGTCTCGCTCGGTGAGACTTGGGCCGCTGGCGACAATGCAGGCGACTCGCCCCCACCAACGTCCTGCGGTGCGGTCGATTGGGGTGCGTTGGCGGTCGCCGCCGTGGGGTTTGTGCGCTGCACGAGTCCGATTGACTCCAGCTGCTCGGCAATCTCCACGGGCAAGCGCAACTTCTGCTTGCGCGACGCGCCGCCGATGCGCGAGTCCGTGAAATGCGACAACGCAATAACTTCGATTAATTCCATGATGGTGGTCCTTCGCGGGGTGATGAAAAGAGGGGCCGTAGCCCCTCTCTGGTTGCTTCGCTGGTTAGGCGAAGGTGCCCTTGATGAAGGCGGCAGGACGATACACGGTCAGTGCCAAGCGCTCTTCGGCCAGCAGTGTTGCCATGTTCTTCTTGAAGTTGTCGCCGTCTTCGTAAGAGATCTGCACAGCCGCGTCCATGCGGTCCCAGATTTGCGCGCCCATGGTCATTGCGCCGACCAAGAACGTGCCTTCTGCGATGGAGTTGGTGGCGACGACGCGCTTGCCCCAGATGCGTGGGCCAATCATGTCGATTGGGCCCATGTCGCCGTGGAACACGTACTCGCCTGTGGTGTCCTTCAACAACTCGATGGCTTCCCAGTCTTCTGGGTTGATCACGATGGTGTCGGAGGTGTACTCGGACAGAGCGGCTTGGGTGATGGCGCGACGCAGAGTGTCGACCTTGGTGTCACCAGTCACAGCGCGGTTGTACGCCACGTTGTTGCCGGAAGCCAAGATGCCGCTCAAGTTGCCGCTGGTGCCAGCGCCGTTCAACAGCTGGTCTTCCTCTTCCAGCTTCAGGCCGTAAGTGAGACGACCGTTCACGTAGCTTTGCAGCTGGGGAGCGTCGTCGAGCACTTGGCGCGAAACGGGAATGAAGTGGGCCAAGGTCACCACGGCGGCAGAAGCCAACGTGAAGGTGATGCCGGACTCGGGCTTGGTCACGTTTTCGCGTGCGGGCGAAGCGTACTGAGCGCCAGCGTTGTTGGTGAACACGTTTTCACGCGTGAACTCGACCAAGTTGCTGGTTGTGCGGCCCACGGGCAGCACGTCGCGGACGGTCAACACGCGGTTGGGGTTGGCGATGATGCCGGGGACGCGAGCGGAAGGCACCAGCGGTTGGTTCTGGCCAGTCGCGTTCACGATGGCGGTCTTGAACTCCATGCGGGCGAACTTGCTGCGGCCTTGGGCCATGGCTTGAAACGCGTCGCTCTTCACGAACTGCTCGCCGAAGGACTCTTCAGCGGCTTTGCGGCCTTCTTCAGCGCCAGCGGTCAGCTTGCGCTCCAATTCCAAGCACTTGTCGGTCAACTCGCCAGCTTTGGCGGCGAGCTTTTCCATGGCGGCTTTGGTTTCGGTTTCGACGGTTTTGCTGGCGGCGAGTTCGCCGTTGGCTTTTTCCATCCAGCTCTTCAGCTCGCGCTGCGAGGCCAAGAGGGTGCCTTGCGTTTCGGCGAGGGCTTTGATTTCTGCGATGTCAGACATGGTGGTTTCCTTTAAAGAGTCCGAGAGGTTTTCAAATTTTCAGCGATCATTCGCTGAAGCTCATCTGGCAGTTGGAATTTCTCAGACTCACTCTGAGAGAACAGTCGCTTGGCGCGGCTTGCCGTAGCCGTTGCCAGCGATTTTGAAAAACCCCCTGCCTCACGCAGAAAGTCTTCCAAATCCTTAATGGTCTCGATGCTGTCCAGCGCAGACTTCACGCTCGACAAATCCACCCGCGCCGCATCGTCGGCGGGGTAGGTGACGATGGAGACCTCGTACAGCTCGCTGATGTTCTTGATGACGCGGATTTCCTTGCCGTCGGTTTCGACCATGTCGAAGTCGGAGTTGCGCAAGGCGTAACCGATGCTCAGGCCGTCAATCGTTTCGTGCTGCATCCCAGCCTTCACGACGGCGGCTTGCGGGTTGCCGGGCGTCAACTCGCCCTCCATCAACAGCCCCTTCGAGTCTTCGGCGAGCCCGAGCCACTTGCCCACGGGCAAATCGTACGACCGATGGTTCACGAACATCTTGGGCATGCGCGCCGCGCCCGACTGGATGCGCTCAATAACGGACTTGTATGCGCCGGGCAAGATGGTGTCGCTGTACGAGTCGACGCCGCCGAACACGGAGGCGTAGCCCGTGAAAGCCCCGGCCTCGGCCTTGGCAAATTTCAGCTCGACGTTGCCCAATAGAAGTTGTTTACGCAAACTCATGACTATTCCTTTCAGCTGATTATGCCGCCGCCAGCTGCGTTTTGCTTGCCAAGCACTTCTAGCGGCGCAAGATTCGTTTGCGCGGTGAGCGCATCGCCGCCAGCGGCATAAGGCGGCAAGTTTTCCAGCTGACGCCACTCGTTGCGGGTCATCAAGCCGTTTTGCACCGCCGTCGACCCCGCCTCCAAGCGATCTTTCAACGAGCCGCGCAAAATCGCGTCCAGCGAGAACTCGACCGAGTACAACTCGCGTTGCCCTGCGGTGAGGACGCGGCGGGTGAGCGCTTGCTCCAACAGCGTGAGCATGGGGCGAAGACGGAACTTGTAAAAACCCTCGATCAGCTGGTTAATCCCCGTGCCCCAAGTGGTCGTCTTGGCGGTGTCGTTGATCATCACGGAGTTGATCCCGAACCAGCGCGCAATATCCTCGACCGTGAAGCGCCGCGTCTCCATCAATTGCAAGTCCACGGGCGACATGTTCAGCGGCTCGAACTTTGCGCCAGCTTCCAGCACCAGCAACTCGTCGTCACCGCCTTCGACGAGGCCGCGATAGTTTTCCCGGATCGATTTGCGCTGGGCGTCGGTCAACAATTTGTCGATCATGAAGACGCCGGGACGCTTGCCCGACTTGCGGAAGGTGCTGGCGCTGTGGTTCTGCGCGTCAATCGCGAGACCGACCGTCGAGCGCATGTAGTCCAGGCGCGACATGCCCACGATCCCGTTGCCTTTGTCGCGCCAGTGAAGAATCGATCGCTCGTCGTACACGGCGATCATGCCTTCATAGCTGTATTTGTACACTACCGTGCGGTCTGCGAGCACGTCGACTTCAACCTGATCAGCCGAAAGGGGCCACATCTCGATCACTTCGCCCGCGTCGTTGCGCACCAATCTTGCGTACGCGTTGCCGCGCAGCACAAAATTCAGCGTCATATATTGCCAGAACTCCATCGGGGTGTGCCGACGGTTGGGCGAATTGTGCAGCAAAGTCCACAAATCTGTGTCTCTGGCCAGCGTTTTGTGCCCCTCTTTGCCCGTTTCTTTCTTGTAAACGAACAGCGGCAACGACGCAATGTTGTCGGCGAGCAGCTCCACCGCCGCCCAGACCGCCGACACCTGCAACGCGCCATCAATCCCGTAGTCCTTCGAGTTGTCGTACACTCGCGTGAACGGCTCGCCGAATTGGACGCCGTTTTGCTGCCCCGTGGAGCCGACGTTGCCGAACCAGCGGCGCAAGGATTGATAAAAAGTGGCCATATGTCAGTATTTCAGCGTGAGAGGGGCTGCGAGAAAGTGGTCAATGTCGCCTTGCTCCTCTTGTTGTCGGGAGGCCGCGCCGATGGCCATTGTCAATGCAACAGCTCCGTCAATGCGGCCAGTGGCCTTGGCTTTGTTGAGTTTGCGGTTGCCAGCGGCGTCCTTTTCGACGCGAGCGTTGGCCATGCACATCGTCAGGACAGAATTATTGCCGTGAGCCAGCTGTTCGTTCAATAAAGCACTTTCTAGGCTGTCGATCGCGGGGGCCATGTCCTTGAATCCTTGCCCGAACGGCATCAGCGGCAACGACACCCCCAGCTCGTCCAGCTCTTTCTTCAACAAGTCGAAGCGCCAACGGTCGAACACAGCCGCCGCCACGTTGCAGTCGGCCAAAATCTCGGCCATGTCCCGCGCCACCACCTCGTAATCGACCGAAGCGCCGGGCACCGCACGGATCAATCCCTGATCGACCCACACGTCGTACGGGGCGCGGTCACGCTTGGCGCGGTCGCGGAGGCCTTTTTCGGGCGTCCAGAAATATGCGCGCACATTCCATTTTGCTTCGCGCCAAGCAATCAACACCATGCTCGTCAAGTCCGTCTTGGCCGACAAGTCGATGCCAACATAAACGGGCTCTTCGTAAAATGCTGCGTCGTCGGGCTCGGTGCTGTTGGCGATCCAAACGCCGCGCGAGATGAACGGCGCGGCCATCTCCACGCGCTGGTTCAGCACCAGATTTCGGAACGTGGGCTCGAACGACGGCATGCGCTCGGCCCTTTCCGCTTGTTCACGCACGTCGTCCAGCGATCGGAACACGCCCAGCGCGGGGTTGGCAGCCTTCCAGCCGTCTTCGTCGCCCAGCTCGCAGTCCTTGGGGGCCGCGTACAGGTGGCAAATCGTGTGCGGATCGTTGCTCGCCAGCGCGTCGTCGATCCAAATCGACAACAAGTCGTTGTCGTTCGGAGCCTGAGTCGAGATGGTGATCTGCAAGGGGTCGGCATGAGCGCCCTGCGACGTGATGATCGCGTCCACAAAGTCGCTCTTCGGGCCGCGCACCTGCCCCAGCTCGTCGAGAATCGCTAACACTGGCGACAGCCCGTGCGAGGTGTGTCCGTCCGCCGCCAATGCGCGGTACTCCACGTTCATTGACAGCCCGATCAGGCGCTTGCCCGACGGCACGATGCGCGTCACGCGGGAAAGCTCCTCCGACAGCTGAATCATCTTGGCAGCGAGGGCGAAGACGATGGCGGCTTGGTCCCGGCTCAACGCGCCGGAGACAATTTGGCTGTTCAACCGCGCCTCCGGCCCACATAAATGGGCCAGCACGATGGCCGCAATCAGCGCCGTCTTGCCGTTTTTGCGCCCAATCGACAGGATGGCACGCTTGGTTTTGTGTGGATTGTCGTAGACGGCGAGGATGAATTTGCGCTGGAACTTGTCCAGCCGCATCAATTTTCCGACGTGTTCGCCCTCGGGCGTCTTGCAATAACGCTCGATAAACGCAATCACGCGCTGGCCGCGTGTTTGTTTTGCGAGCGTCGGGGCTTTTTTCATGCCAACAATTCGTCGTCGGCCAGCTCTTCGCAAGTCTCTCGGGCTTGGCGCTCCAGCTGGCGAGACTTTTGCAAGTCCTCCTTGCGCGAGCCCGACCCCGCCGCGCCCGACATCTGCAACGACCGCATCAGCGCGAACTGTCGCCGCGCCAACTGCTCGATCACCGACTGGCGCGGGTTCATCACCGGGGTGCCGCGTGCATTTTCGATCACGGTGCCTTCGGTCTCCAGCTGCTGCGCAGCAACTTCGATCTCCAGCTGCGTCCGCGCCAACTGCGCCGCAATGACCAAGTCGTTCTCACTCCATTCCGCGCGAGCGCGGGATCGGATGATCACTTCCCAGAAGGGCTGCGTGCCTTTTTGTTGGCGCAAGTGTTGCGGCCATGGGGGCAAATCAGACGCCGCCGCCAGCGCGGCCTCAATCGCGGCCTCAGCCGAGTTTGCGTTTTTCTTGCGTGCCATGTTGGCCCTTTGCCTTTGCGGTTTTCATAAAAAAAGAGGT